GTTTGGACGGTTTGGTCGGAGCTTATCTGCAAATGGTGATAAGCTTCCTATCAGTGGGCGAACGGACGGATTTTTTTGCCAGTCTGCTTGCTGGCCCACTCGCATAGAATGTTCGCGGCGATGCGGGTTCGGTAGCCAGCGCCTTCCTGTTCGCGCTGGATCAGCAATTCCATTACGCGCTGCGGGACGACAGTTTCAATGCGGCAGTCGCCGACCTTCGGTCGTCCGCGTCCGCGCTGTGATTGTGCGGCCATGTCGCTCGGAATATCAGTGAACGAATTGCAGCGCAATACATTTTTTTGCGGCTGTGCTTTGTTGGCGTAATACCAATCGAGCGATCGCTTGCGGACCATTTCTCGATTGCGGTCGTAAGCCATGCCGTCTGATTCCGAGTGCTTCATACGGAGTGTTTTATACTTGTTTTTTCCTGATGGCAAGTCTGCTACAGTCGCCGTTCGGATGCACAATGCCGCCGCCCGAATCAAATGAAGTCCTAGTCCAGACACCACTCGTTACGCCAAAGGACGACACGCCACTGGTGCCGTTCACGTGTCCGTGGGCGCAGGACGGATTGCGGAAGGCAATGGAAGGAATGCAATCGATCACAGCTGGCGGCGTGGAAGGCTACGGCGTCGGCAGTCGCAACGTGAGATTTCGCACAGCCGCTGAACAGGGCAAGTCGGTCGACTACTGGATGAAGATGGTCGAATTTTATTGCGGCACGGACGCTTTGCCCTCTGCATTGACCGGACGCGATACAGCGTGCCGCATCATTCCGCGCGACGTATGACGACCGCGACGCTGACAAACGGAGAAGTGAAACGGTTGCCGCGCGGCGTGCTGCTGGACGCTGACGGCAGACCGATGATCAGCAACAACTTGGCGCAAAGTTTTCTTTTAGGCGGCGGCACTGGCTACGGAAACTACGGCGCGAACACGACCAAAAATTCGCTGGCTGGCTGGCTGTGGCAGGGCGGTGATGCCGACCGAGACATCGGGCGCAACATCGACGTGCTGCGGCAACGGTCGCGTGACGCGTTCATGGGCATTCCGCTGGCGGCTGGCGCGGTGGAAACGCTCGACACAAACGTGATCGGGGAAGGTTTATATCCCGCGCCGACAATTGACGGCGAGTCGTTAGGCCTGTCAGACGAACAGACAAGCAAGCTGATAAAAGAGATCACCGAAAAGTTCAGCTGGTGGTCACTCGATCCGAGAGAGTGCGACTGGGAAGCGAAGCACAATTTTTATGTGCAGCAGCACATCGCGTTTCAATCGATGCTGTTGAGCGGCGACTGTCCGTGCTTGTTTCCATTAAAGCCGCGCGACAGAACGATGTTCGATTTGCGCATTCGGATTCTGGAAGCGGATCGCATTCGTAATCCGATGTTCGTGGACGGTCGCACAAACATTTTTAGCGGCGTGGAAATCGACGACAACGGCGAACTGCTGGCATACCATATCGCCGACAGGCATCCGCTGGCGATACAAATGTTCACGATCAAACCGCCGACTGATACGGTGCGCGTCGAGCCGTTCGGCAAAGAGTCTGGACGCAGGAACATGGTTCTGTTAATGCGGCCGGAGCGACCGGAGCAACGGCGCGGCGTGCCGATTTTGTCTGTGTGCTTGGAACTGTTGAAGCAACAGGGACGCTACGTCGACGCGACTGTGCTCGGCGCGGTGATTCAAAGTTACTTCACGGCGTTCATTACCTCCGAGTTTCCTGACCCGACCATTTTCGATTCCCTATTAACTGATGACCAAAAAAAGCAAATAATCGATCTGAATCCTTACAACGTTCAGCTCGGTCCCGGCGTGGTGAACTTTATGCGGCCAGGCCATGCCGTGAATTTCTCAAGCCCGACGCAGCCGCAGGCGACGTTCGGCGATTTCACAATCGCTGTCGCTAAGTTCGTCGGGTCGGCGACTGGGATTCCATACGAAGTTTTGCTGAAACAATTCAACGCCAGCTACAGCGCGAGCCGCGCGGCGTTGTTGGATTTCTGGCGGCGCGTTCGAAAGTTTCGCGCCCTGATGGTCGACGGATTCTGTCAGCCTGCCTACGAGGAATGGATGGCGGACGCGGTTTATCTGAATCGGCTGGACAACTTCAAAGGCGATTTCGAGGATCCGGCTGTGCGGCGTGCGCTGTGTCGCTGCTCGTGGACAGGCAATTCGGCTGGCTCGTTAGACCCACAGAAGGAAGTGGCTGCGGCATACGACAAAACGCGCTACGGATTCTCGACAATTGAACGCGAATCGATGGAACTAAACGGCAGCAATTGGCGCGATAACGTGCGCCAGCTGGCGACCGAGAAACAAGAGTTCGACGACTCTGATCTGGAATTTCCGCCAGACCGGAAAACTGGCGGTGGTGGCGGGTTCGGCGCTGGCAGTCCTCCTCCGGCGCCGAGTCCAACTCGCGGTGCGCCTGCGGCCAGAGTGAAAGCGCCACGACGATTTCGTGCAGTGGAATTGGCAAGCGGAACAAGCGGGACAATCCAACGATGAATACACGAGACTATTACAGATTCACTTGCGAGGCTGGCGACGAGCCAGCGAGCGCGGAACTTTTAATTTACGACGCCATCGGCAACTGGGAGGAAATCGGCGAAGTCTCTGCCAAGGCGTTCGCGCGCGATCTAGGCGCGCTGCCGAAAAGCGTGAAGCGAATCGACCTGCACATAAACAGTCCTGGCGGTTCGCTGTTCGACGCACAGGCAATTTACTCGCGGCTGGCGGATCATCCTTCGCAAAAAATGGTCTACATCGACGGACTGGCTGCGAGCGCGGCGTCCATCGTGGCGATGGTCGGTCACAAGATTTACATCCGCGCCAACGCCACAATTATGATTCATTTGCCGAGCGGCTTTGCGATTGGCAACGCGGACGACATGCGAAAAATGGCCGGCGCTCTGGACACGCTGACCGAAAGCATGCTCAACGTGTATTCCAAACGGAGCGGCCAAGTGCGCGACGTGATTCGCGCCATGCTTGCAGCGGAAACGTGGCTTAGTCCAGAGCAGGCTGTCGCCAACGGATTCGCCGACGAAGTGCGCGGCGTGGTCAAAGCTGCTGCTTCGTTAGGCGATCACAGAGTCAATTTCAACGGTCAGACGTTCGATCTGTCGAGATTTCGAAACATTCCGGCGTTTGCCGAACAACAACAGAGAGGAAACCAACACATGAGTCAGAATCAGAATCCTCCGCCGAGCGCGGAGCAAAATCCAACGCCGACGCCGACTCAACCGACGCCGGAACCAACCACAACACCGACTGCGCCGTCGCCAACTCCGACGCCAACACCGCCGCCGCCGCCTCAGACTGCGGCAGAGAGCGATCTGGATCGAGGCACGCGGATTGAACGCGAGCGGGTGACTGCACTACAGGCGCTCGACCGTCCGGCGACGCATACAATCGTGATGGACGCGATCAAAAATGGAAAGTCTGTCGCGGACATAACGGCAGCGTGCATCGACGCGATGGACAAAGCTGGAAAACAAACCGCGCGTCGAAGTGACGCGTCGGTTCTCAACACGGTGCGCGGCAGTGATGCTGGCGCGGCAGAAGACGAAGACGATTTCGGTGTGCGGCTCACCAAAGCGGTGCAGTCAAAACTTAAACAGCGCGGCCAACGTTCGGCGCTTCACAGTCGTAATTAACGCGGTCAACCAATCGAAAGGAAAACAAAAACTATGTCAATCAATGCAACAACGTTTAATCCGTGGCCGTTGCTCAGTCACGACGACGATCCACACTGGAAAGTAAAACGATATCCGTTTGTAGCAGGCGCGGGTCCGGCGCTGGCTACAATGAAACCCGGCTATCTGATCAAGTTCGATGCGACACTCGCCAACGTGGCTGGTGCTCTGGCGGCAGACGATGCTCTTCTCGGTGGCGTGATTATCGACTTGCCGGATCCGAACAACGCAAGCGACACATCGGTGGCCGTGGCGCTCAGTGGTTCGTTCGATAAGAACACAATCAAATACGCGGACGGCGCGCAACCGATCAGCGCGGCAGGACAAATCCAGCTGCGTGACGTGGGAATTTATCTCGACGCTGCGGTGCCAGGTGGCGCATTCGCTCCGTAAAACAAAACAACAATCAACCACTAGGAGAAAAATAAAGTCATGCCATTAAATCCTGCATACGAAACCAAAACGATGCTGGCACCATTTGAACAGGGGCCGCTCGTTTCAACATTCCTTCGCGACACGTTTTTTACTGGTCGCGATTATCCGTCAACGCCTGTGATCGAATTCGATTTCAGACGTGGCCGTCGAAAAATGGCTCCATTTGTTGCGCCGCTTGTCGGTGGCAAACTGATGGAACGTCAGGGCTTCGAGACGCGGTTCTTCCGAGCGCCGCGACTGGCACCCGTTAGGGCGTTGCGCACGCCAGATTTGGAAGCGCGCATGCCCGGCGAAACGATCTACTCTGGCCGAGCGGCTTCTGATCGAGCAGCGGAACTGCTGGCCGAGGACGCAATTTTTTGCGACGAGGCGATCACTCGGCGCGAGGAATGGATGTGCCGCAACGTGCTGGTCAATGGCAAGATCACTGTGACCGCCGACACTGGATATCAGATGGTGATCGACTACACGGAGTCGAGTGCTGGCGCGGCGAACAATCACGACATTCCTGCCGTGAAGTGGGACGTTGCAAGCGGCAGCGATCCGCTGGCGGACTTGGAAACGGCGCGGTTGAACACGATCAAAGCGAGCGGTGTCGCGCCAAACGTGGCGCTGTTCGGAGTGAACGCGGCGAAAGTTTTCATCCGAAATCCACAGGTGGCGACGCTATTGGACAAGCAGCGTTACACCATCGCCACTGTCGAGCCGATCATCGATAGTCCGTCGGTGGTGCGTATCGGGCGCGTGCCCGGCATCGAACTCTACGAATACGTCGAATACTTCGAGGACGATGCGGGAACAATTTTCCCGATGTTGCCCGACAACTTCGTGATGCTGCTTTCAACGACTACGCCGAACAAGATCGTTTATGGCGCATTCACGCAGCTCGAGGACGCGAGGGCGCAACGGTTCGTGACCTATCAACAGGCGCGCATTCCTTTCGTCTACGGCGACGAGGAAGGCGGTTCGCTGTTCTATCGGCTGACGAGTTTGCCATTGCCGATGCCTGCGGACATTTTGGGATTCCGCATCATCGAGGCGCTGGCGCTGACATATCCGGCCATGGTTGAAGGCGATGCGGTCTTGAATTCGCTGACAGGCGAAATCGAAGGCGGCCAAGAGGAAGCCGACGCGTTGAAAGCCGAAGCTGTGGAGCGCGAGGAAGAAGCCAGAAAAGTGAAAACGGCTGGTCAATTCGAAGGCGTTCCGTCGAAGGCTGTTGCGCAAGCCGAAGGCAATGGCGACGTGAACGATCTTGAAAGCAAGACGATCACGCAGCTGCGTGGAATCGCCAACGACGAAGGCGTCGACTTGGCTGGACTGAGCAGGAAGGACGACATCATCGAGGCGATTGAAGACGCCAGAAAATCCAACGAGTAAAACCAGCTTATCACCATTTGATGATAAGCTTCCTAGCCATGGCGCTGCGCGACCAATTCGTTCCTGACATCGACAACATTTTCATGCGCTTGTATGAATTTGCGACGAATAGGGAATTTCGAATCAGCGACGGCGCTGCTGGCTTTATTGTGTTC